ATAAAATTAATGAATTTTTTTAGAGAATTAAATGGTAAATAAAATAACCGATTTTGGATATAATTTTCAGATAAAAACAATCGTGTGTTTAATGAGAGATGTTAAATTCATTGAACAAATACACGATATTTTAGATGAAAAACATTTTGACAATGAAGCAATAAAATGGATTATAAAAAATTGTAGAGAATATTATGATGAATATAAGACCAATATAACTTTAGATGTTTTTAAAATTAAATCAAATGAAGTAAAAAATGAGATACTTAAAACAACTATTGTTGACACTTTAAGAGAGGTTTATAAGCATCTTGAAGCCACAGATTTAGAATTTGTTCAAGATAAGGCTTTAGATTTCTTTAAAAATCAAGCATTGAAAAATGCCATATTAAGTTCAGTTGATATTTTAGAACAAAAAGGTGATTTTGACCAAATTAAGATATTGATTGATGATGCTATGAAAGCTGGTACTGAAAGAAATTTAGGGCATGATTATCTTGAAGATTTTGAAGTTAGATATTCTGAAATGGCTCGTGAAACAATACCTACAAATTGGGATGTTATTAATGAGTTGATGCAGGGTGGTTTGGGTAAAGGTGAATTAGGTGTTATTGTGGCTCCAGCAGGTATTGGCAAATCTTGGGTATTGGCTACAATTGGTGCTGATGCTATCAGAAAAGGTTATAGTGTAGTTCATTATACATTAGAATTGAATGAAGCTTATGTTGGGTTAAGATACGATAGTATATTCTCAGGTATTGCTAATCAGAATCTTAAATATCATAAAGATGATATTGAGAAGAAGATTGAAAAACTTAAAGGTAATTTAACAATCAAATACTTTCCAACAAAAACAGCTTCAGTTCATACAGTCCAAGCTCACTTACAGAAAATGAAAACATTAGGTCATAATGTTGATTTAGTTATCATGGATTACGCTGATATTATGAAAGACACAAGTAATGCTCGTGAAGTTAGACATGCTCTTGGTAACATCTATGAAGAATTAAGAGGAACAGCGGGTGAGATTGAAGTTCCTATATGGACAGCTTCCCAAGCAAATCGTTCAGCTCTGGATGAAGATGTAATTGAAGCTACAAAAATTTCTGAATCATATCAGAAGATTATGACAGCAGATTTTGTTATGTCGTTATCAAGAAAAGTAGAAGATAAAATAGGTAACACTGGTAGATTTCATGTTATGAAAAATAGATTTGGGCCTGATGGTATCACATTCCCTGCCTTGGTAAATACAAACAATGGTAAGATTGATATTTATGAATCAGCTACGGTTGATGGCCAACACCAGCAGAAAAAAATTGATAATAGGGATAATATAGCTAAGAAAATGTTATCTACTAAATTTAAAGATTTAATGGGAGACGAATAATGACAGAAAAACAATTTGAAGCTTTAGGAAAAGTTTTAGATATGTATCTTGAAATGGAACAATTGGATTATGAAGAATATGAAGATAAACCCAAAGACCATATATTCAATGATTTATTAACATTGAATCATTATCTTATGAAAAATTATTATATGAAAAATAATAATGTATAAAAAAGTATTACCATTTTCAGACGATATGAAGGTAAAAGACCAATTTGGTTGGTTACCTTTATCAGTCGTTGAACCAGATAAAGCTTCTAAAATCAAATGGAAAGATGCTTACCTTGATGATGGTATGAAAGAAAAGAGAAGAAGTGATGACGCAAAATATTTACCAGGATTAGGGTTTAGTGAATTTCATGCTGGTATGACAGAAGATATACTTATGTATTGGTCAATGGATAATAGTGTTGTTGTTGACCCCTTTTCTGGTAGATTAACAAGAGCATTTATATCATCAAAAATGGGTAGAAAATATTATGGTTATGATATATCACCTACTACGGTTAAAAGAGTAAAAGCACATTTAGAACAACACGATTCTGATGCTACGATATATTGTGATGATGGTTGTAAGATGAAACAAACACCTGATGATTTTGCTGATTTAGTTATGACTTGCCCACCTTATCATCAGTTAGAAAAATACGAATCAGTAGATGGTCAATTATCAGACATAAAAAAATATTCAGAATTTTTAGATATGATTGAATTGTGTGGTACTAATATAAATAGAGTATTGAAACCAGGTGGGTTTTGTATATGGGTTTGTGGTGATTGGAGAGAAAGTGGTAAGTTTAGAAACTTTCATTTAGATACTATAAAACTATTTGAGAAAGCTGGTCTAATCACACACGATATAATGATTATGAAAAACATAAGTCCTTTTGCAGCATTACAAGCAGGTAAAGTGGCTTCAAAAAGATATACAAGTAAAGTTCACGAATATGTATTAGTGTTTAGGAAAGAAGGTGAGTTAGAAATAAACACAGATGTAATAGTGAAAAAAGAAGAAAAAGACAATTTTTGGTAGGAGAAAATTATGGAAAAACAAATTATTAGTTATATAGAAATACCAGAAGATTATTGGGTTGTATCAACACCCGAAAATATTGAAATAGAATACATTAATCCTGAAGAAGATTAATATTTATAAGTGACCTCAATCAAGGTTTTAATCAAGGAGTTTTAATGGACATATCATCACAAATTTTATCAGATATTACAGTTTATATGAAGTATGCTAGATATTTACCTAAGTTTCAAAGACGGGAAACTTGGCATGAATTAGTTACAAGAAATAAAAAAATGCATATAAAACAATATCCTGATTTAAAGAAAGAAATAAATAAAGTTTATAAATTGGTATATGACAAGAAAATATTACCATCAATGAGAAGTATGCAATTTGCCGGCAAATCAATTGAAATATCACCTAATAGAGTTTATAATTGTGCTTATCTCCCAATAGATAATTGGCAATCATTTTCAGAGGTGATGTTTTTATTACTTGGTGGAACTGGAGTTGGTTATTCAGTTCAAAAACATCATGTAGAAAAATTACCTGAAATACACAGACCTAATCCAAAAAGAAAACGAAGATTTCTAATTGGTGATTCGATTGAAGGTTGGGCTGATGCTGTAAAGGTATTAATGAAATCATTTTATTATGGTGGTTCACATATCAAGTTTGACTTTTCGGATATACGACCAAAAGGTGCTATGTTAGTTACAAGTGGTGGTAAAGCTCCTGGCCCTCAACCATTAAAAGAATGTATTGTAAAAATTCAAGGTATTTTAAATCAAAAAGAAAATGGTGATAAATTAACAACATTGGAAGTTCATGATATTGTATGTCATATAGCAGATGCTGTATTAGCGGGTGGTATTAGAAGAGCTGCTTTAATATCATTATTTTCTGCAGATGATGATTCTATGATTTCTTCCAAATATGGAAATTGGTGGGAAAGTAACCCACAACGAGGCAGGTCTAACAACTCTGCTGTTCTGGTTCGTTCAAAAGTTACTGAAGATTTTTTCTTTGATTTGTGGGAAAAAATTAAATCAAGTGGTAGTGGAGAACCAGGTATCTATCTTACCAACGACAAAGATTGGGGAACTAATCCTTGTTGTTTCGTTGGAGATACACAAATCGAGACAGATTCTGGTAAACAATCTATTAAAAGTATCGTTAATAATGTTAATAATGGGAATGTATGTAGAGTTAAAACATTCAATGAGGATACTGGATTGGTAGAACTCCAAACTGTTAAGGTGGGAATACTTACTAAAAAGGATGCCACTGTTGTTAAATTAACAGTAGAGGAAAATGGGATACGATATTCAACAACATGCACTCCAGACCACCAATTTTTTACTAATAATAGAGGTTGGGTAGAATGTAAGGATTTAACTACTGATGATGATATTCAAATTTACCAATCATTAATATAATTATAAAATTGATGATGTTTTAATACTATTTCATATATTTATTATAAATGATATTGTATTAATTGGAGGTTAATTATGAATGGTGGAAAAGTAAAAAAAGGTTCTGGGAAAAATAGAGGGTATATAGGGTATCATACCACATGGGACGGTAAACGAGTATTTTTAAGAAGTAAATGTGAATTTATATATGCGAGTGTATTAGATATAGAAAAAAAATATTATATGTTAGAAAAATGCATTTATACCATAGATAATAAGAATTATAAACCTGATTTTTTCTTATATAAAAATTCAGATTATACTGGATTGTATAAAATAGTAGAAATAAAAGGATGGGATGATAAGAAAACTGCGATGGATTATTTGAATAGATATAAAGGGTATTTTGAATCAATAGATATTGAATATGAAGTTAAATGGAAATATCAAGCATTGGTAACAAAATACAATTTACAGGATAATATTCAACATTGGATAGAATATTCGATAAATAATTATGATTCAATATCTGATGTGAGGGGTAAACATAATCCAATGTATAGTTTGAAACATAAAAGTTCTACTATTAAATTAATACGAGAAAAAGCATTAGCAAGACAGACCGATGAATATAGAAAGAAAAACTCTGAAGCCCAGTTAGCATTTTGGAAAACTCCAAAAGGGATACAGAGAAAAAAAGAACTATCAATATTTAGAAAAGAGTTATCTAAAAAGCAAAATCCCATAGTAGATAAATTGTGTAAAGATTGTGGTAATACATATAGAGATAAATTAAAATTTAATAACGAGTTCTGCTCAACCAAATGCAACCGGAAATGGGGATATGCTAATATTCCCGGATATGGACAGCACAAAAATAGGAAATAATATGGCAAAATTAGTATCGATAGAATTTATAAATAAAAAACATGATGTATATGACATCGAAGTTGATAACAACCACAATTTTTTCGCTGATGGTATATTAGCACATAATTGTGAAATAGCTTTAAGACCATACCAATTCTGTAATCTAACAGAAGTGAATGTATCAAATGTTGAATCACAGGATGACTTGAATGAAAGAGTTAGGGGTGCTGCATTCATAGGAACTCTACAAGCAGGATATTCA